CTGCCACGACCAGATACTCGCGTGCTGCATTCAGGTTCCCGCCAGAGCTCCAGGATGTGCCGTTGTACTCCTCTGTGGTGCTGTATACGTTCGAGTCATAATCCCAGCCACCGGCCACAATCGCATTCGAGCTGTTGCCACTTCCGCCTGGGCCATCGCGCCCTGTGATCAGATCTCCCCCTGAGCTCCAGGTCGAGCCGTTGTACTCCTCAGTTTCTACAACAACATCCTCGTAAATTCCACCGGCATGGAACGCATCGCTGCTCGTGCCGCCTCCTGCGGCCCTTATCTCGTCTGTGTTGATGGCGCCGCCATTCGACCATGTGGTTCCGTTGAACTCCTCAGTCGTGGACGTGCTATCTCCTCCAATTATGATGGCATCGTCCTTGTTTCCGCCGCCACAGGTATCATAGCGGGCGGTCGTCAGGCTGTCGGCAGTCGTCCAAGCGCCAGTTATGGTCGTTCCTCCAGATTCGGCTGAGCATCTTGTCCCTGATCCAAAAGGTTCAGGTTTCGCCTTTTGCATTCGGCCATTAGGCTCATGGCCTGGGCTATGACGTTCACAGCCCCTCCGACATCGGCAATCGAACGCTGTGCTACCGGCAGCTCGAGCATATAGCGCCTGGCCAGGGCCACAAGCTCATCTGTGTCCTTGTTGTCCCTGTCAAAGTCGCCCTCCAAAGAGGCCTTTATCTCGCTCCACATCTCAAGCTCTCTCAAGCGTTCTTGAGCCTCCTTTTGCATGCAGATGAGCCTGTATCTCAATTCATCCACATCCACTTGCATCCGCTCCTTCTGATGGCCTGTAGCCTTCTTCAGACGAGCTCTGGCATCGGCGAGATCGATTCTTGTTCGCCTGAAGGCAAAGGAGAGCTTGATCAGGTTGTCGAACATGACCGCCTGCTCGAGCTTTGCCTGGTGATACTTCGAGGCATTCGTTGGATGCTTGAGGTCGTTTAAGACGGAGAAGCGTGCCTCGGTTGGCGTTCGAAAGATTGTGCGGGTGCAAAATGCGTGTTGCAGCTCTGGCGCCAGGGCCTCAAGCCGTTTCAGCTCTGCAGGATCGAGGACCTGGGATTGACCGAGCACCTGAAGCCCTGGGATTTTTGTATCGTTCATCTCTTCATCTCCTCGCCTGTATGCTGCTTGTGGACCTTCTCTAAGGCGGCTATCAGTGGCTCAGGCAGCGGCATCCCTACACGTCCGGCATTCTCCAGGGCGCTCAAAGACTCATTCGCAATGAAGAACATGATCACGCAAGTCCTGATCCAGGGATCGCCCATGCCGCCTGTTGAGTCCAGGATGTTGGCCAAGGCCACCATGAGAAAGATGCAGATCTTCTTACAGATCCCTCGAAAGCCTATTGAGCTGTTCAGATTGCGCTCAAAGAAGGCTGCCAGAGTGCCAGTCGTGTAATCAATGATCACGAGTGCCACTAGCGCCTGAAGAATTGGGTCCCACGCTCCAAAGAGCCAGGTTCCAAGGCTACCAATGGCTGCCAGAGCAAGCCTTACTAGATCGGCCTGCGGTATTGATAACTCAGCCACACATCCCCCGTGTAAAAGCAGGCTCTTTACTGAGTGCTGTGCTGCAGTAGCCTGGTCTTCTCGGCCTGGTCTTTTCCTTGATTTCTTCCTCGGCCTTCAGCTCTGCCGCTTGCGCTCTATATCTGTCTGCTGCCCTCAAGAAGTTCTGCGTCTTGGTGGCTGCACCCTCAAGATCGCCCACCACCTCTGTAGGATTGTCGGCATAATGAGCCGCCAACGCCTCGCAGGCTTCCGCTGCGGCTAAAAGCACGTTGCCGTCATTGTTATCCAAAAAAGCCTGTATTGCATTGTCGGTTAGAACGGGCGTTGTTTCGGTGTCTCCTGCCTTCAGCCTCACCAAATCAATGAGGCTTCCAGATGGATTGTCTGTGTAGGCCATAGCATCCCAAAAAAATTGAGGAAAGCCTTCAGGCAATCACATTTGCAGCATAAACGCCGAGATCTGCTGCCACTTGCTTGCAGTCAAAGGCCATCTCGCCCTCGATGCGGTCTGACTCCTCGTTCTCCATGCGGAACTTCTTGATTCTAGCGCCGAACCTGTCAGCCCCAAAGTAGCCTTTCCAGGAGAATATGTATCCTGCCGACGGCATAAGGATGGATGGCTTCTCAGGAGCGTAGCAAAGAAGGACCTTTTTGCTGACTATGCGCTGGAAGGTTCCAGACTTGCCCTTGGCGGCTGTGTTGACGACACCACGAGGCACCAGGAACTTCTCAACGCCGAATAGCTCAGCCAGCAGTTGCTCAGTGACTACTCCCTTCTGGGTGTATTTGATGGTGTCCTTGATCTCTGAGCTCACTTTGAGGGTAGCGAGAACGTCAGGCGCGCAGACGATTATATTTGGCTCGTAGCCAGTTGTGGATGCGACCAGCTCCTTCCAGTCCTCGATGTTCTTGAGGATAGTTGCTGCGCTCTGGTCCCACTGCTTGAACTCTCCAGAGCCTGGCGTTCCGGAGACGCCCACCAGGTTCGTTCCCCATACGTTGGTCATGTAGTTGCTTGCCCACATGCGCTCTCGCTTCAGGAGCATCTTCTGTGAGACGAAGAGGGTGCCATCACGATCAGCATCAAAGGGCCTGTCCTGGTTGGAGCGCGTGTCATCGTCTATGTCCTTATGGAAGGCATATTTGCGGCAGTAAAAGCTGGGAGATGTATCTATTTCGTAGCTGCCGCCTGCAGATTCGGTGCCTGGAGCCCGCTCCTGGGCTTCGTCTCGCAGCCAGTCCTCTTTGCTGTAACTCGTATAGCGGTCGCTCTTGTTGTCCACCGGGACTACAGGAAATGCCTTGTCGGCTATGAATGCGCTCTGCTTTTGGATGTATGCTGTGGAGATGTTTCCAAGTAAACGATCTACATGAACATCTCCGGCAGTAGGATTAGGCATATCTTCTCTCACCTCCTTATCCGATGACGATCAATAGCACGCCTTCGCCCTCTGCAAAGGCAGTCACCCCTGAGGCCTCGATGCTGATTGCATCGTCTGCATCGAATACGTTGTTCCCGGTGATGGCCGTGGCATTCACCACCGCCCCCAAAGTGCCGCAGCTGGCGCTTGTAAGAGACAGAACTCCGCCAGATACGTCTGTGGAGTTGATCTCCAGATTGAGGGTGGCGGCCTTATCGGCAGTTGTCACAGGATCTGTGACCGCAAAGGAGACCTTAACAATCTGGCCCGGAAAGCCTGGCGTGAACTGGGTGAGTATGTCGCCGTTGGCCACTTTGGAGAGCTTCACTGGAATTGAGAGAATGCTCTTCTGGACGGCGCCAGAAGTGGCTCTGGAGACGACATAAACGCTGCAGATGTCACCTGATGATCCGGACTCTGCGGCCACGGCCACTACAGCATCGCTTCCTGTTGCTGGGACTAATTTCCCTGATGCGTCTGAGGCAAGGTTCTGGCCTGCAGTGACTGAGGCTCCATATATGGCCATGCTCTTTCCAAGACAGCAAACAGCTCCAACCTGACCTGAGGCGGGCTTGTCCTGCAGAATTCCAAGGGCGTTCTCCCCAGCTCCGGATATGACCATCTGGCCGGAGGCATTGAGCTTGACGCAGTAGAACTACTTTGCCGAGAGGTCGGAGCCAGCTATGACACTCGTGTTGTAGATGATCTCTTCGACCGCCATAACCTAAGCCACCCCTTTGGCTTCGGCTCTTTCCGACTCGTACTCTTCGTACCACTCGGGATGTTCCTCCAGGACCTTCTCGACGGCATCCTCGTATGTCATTCCCGAGGTGTCCTTTCGCACCAGCGCCTCAGCCGCCTTCTGGATCTTGTTCATGGCTGAGCCACTGCTGACGGCCCTTGCGCTTCCAAACTCATCCCAGACAGAGGACTTCTCCAGCAGAGCATCTGCAGCCTTGAGCACGCTGTAGATCTCTGCAAACTCGGAGGGATGATCTTCTCCCAGGATCTTCATGATGGGCGCATGCTTTTCGGCAATCAGGCCAGGAACATGAGGTAGAGCCTCGGCCTTTTCGATATAGGCCTTGGTGATCTCGGCATCCTTCAGCTCCTTGGCCAGGGCCTCGAACCTCTTGGCTCTCTCCTCAGTGGCGTCGATCTTGGCCGCCATCTTCTCGATCATCACCCGGACTCCGAGGTCCATCTCCTCCAGCTGCTCTTTAGTGAAGCCGTAGCATTTGTCGTCGTCCTCTTCGCCCTCTTCATCCTTGTCGCCCTTGTCCGTCTTCCTTTTCTCGGGCTCTTTGGGCTCAGGATAGCCGCAGGCTTTGGCGAGGATGACCAGGCTATCGGCTGGAAGCTTGTCTTTGTAAGTCTTGAGGATGCTTCCAACAGCCTCAAGAACGTCCAGAGACTCTTTATCCAGTTTGGCCTGGGTGAGAGCCTTTTGCAGCTCCTCATCTGGGGTCTCTGCTATACTTTTTAGAATGTCTCCTTTCATCTTGTGCTCCTTCACCAGTAGGTACTCTTTTCCGTTTGCCCCCTGAGGGACGAAACTAATTTCTTCCAACAGACCGCTTATTATCAGGTCGTGTTCTTTCAATGCGAACCCCCCTTCCACCAATTGAGAACGCCCTGTAGATGCCAGCCTTGATCTTTCCCCAAACCTCATCGTCTAGGACGCGGACGCAGAGCAACCAGGAGCCAGCCTTCACCAGTTGGCCGTGCATCCAATTGTCCTTCTCTGCTATCCAGGATCTAACGATCTCAACCTTGACCTTCCTGGATGTATGACGATCTCTGAACTCCCGAACGTACTCAACGAAGTTCCGGGCCATCCTGGCTATTTCTTCACGGCTGAGAACGTCTCCTTGAAGGTCAACGGTGTCGGGTTCTGAAATTACGCCAAAAACGAGCCTTTTTTCCACATCGGCTTTTAGTATCGCGGCGTATCTCTGTTTTTTAAATGGACATCTCTGAATATTTATAATCTTCGGTGGTTGCCCTGGCTTCGACCATACAAGCTTTTCCTGGCCCTTCTCTCTCAGCTCTTCTATGACATCTTCGAGCTTGTGGCTTGCGGTGTATGGCTCCTGACTCTCTGGCTTGTGAATCATCCACACTCGGCCCTGATCGCCTGCATGTGCGTACTGCATCAGCAGGCGGCCTTTCAGCTTTTCGCCATGCATGAACACCTCTCGCCCGTGCTGCCTGGCAAAGCTGAACTCATATGTTCCGGCATCGAGCTGGAAGAACTTAGAGAACTTCTGAGCCGTCGAGCCCACGCCCCCAGGCTCGGACACGAAAGGCTTCTCCTCAGCGATGGTAAGCCACTCGTGCGGCTGAGGCAGCTTGAAAGCGCCCTGCAGGCTGTCATCTGGCGGCAGGTGTATGATCCTGGCCTCACCCTGGCCCTTGTCTCTGATATCTTCGGTAGATCCCTCAAAGATCGTGAATCCCCACAGACGGGACCTGTCGATCTCAAAGCGAAGATCGCAATGGACTGAGTGATCGGTCTTTAAAAGCTCCTCATGTGAGAGCTTTGTCTCCTCCTCGGATAGTCCCCGCCAGTGAGCCTGCAGCACAAACCGGCCCTTTCCAGAGGCAGGAACCATCTGCCACCAGGCCCTAAGATATTCACGAGCGGCAATATCTGAGCGTGTATCTCCGCTGCCCTCTTCCTGCTTGGCGATCTCCTGAACCTTGGCCGTGACCTGCTTGATCTTCCTGGAGACCTCGCCTGAATCTCCATATCTATGCACGGCCGCAGGATGAGGCATCACGAAATCTGCGAGGTCCTCCAGGGCCAGGCCAGCCTGCTTGCCCAGAGCCACGATGACACGAGGATTGATCTCGAACAGCTTCTGCATCAGATGCGGAGTCCAGGCCTCGACCTCCAGCTCTGAAGGAGCACGAGGCTGGCCCTTCTCATAGAGGACTCGGGGGACCAGATAGAGGAGAGCTACATCCTCTTTCTGCAGGCCCGCAGGCTCAAGGTAAAGACTCTGGAACCGCTCTCCTGGAGGGCCGACCATTGGCTCGCGCCTGGCTCCCTCCCCCTCGTTCGGGCTGGCTGCAACGAATGCAATTTGTGCGCCCGCCTTTCCCCAAGGAGGCACATCCTCTTTGCCTACCTCTACTTTGAGGACGTGGCATCGGCGGGCGAGATCCACGGCCTGAGCCACTGTGTAGGCATCTCTCGATGAATCCGGCCCTACAACTGTCGGCTTGCCCCATGAAATGTGTACCTCATCTTTGTTCTTGTTGAGAATCAGAAGCTCCTCTATGCGGACGTTCAGGACATCGCCCACACTGGCCTTGTACTGAGTAACAAAAGTGTTGCCGAGAACAAGCAAGCCGGATGAGTGTATCTGCTTCTTGTCAGCTATCTTTGGAGGTTCACACAGGCCGCAAAGGTAAGAATAGCCATTTTTCTTTTCCTTGACTTCGAGGACCTGCACCTTGATCTCAAAAGTGGTCTTCCACTTTCCCCAGTCATCGCTGCCTCCCGGATGATAGGGCGTCGTGAGATCCTTGACCATCAGGCCCTCGCTTGTTGGCTGCGAGGATTCCCAGCGGCCCACAATTTCCAGCTCCTTCTCAGTATCGAACTTGCGGGCCTCGGAGAGCTTGATCTGCGGAGATTTCAGGTCATCCACCAAGGCTGCAAGAATAGTCTGCCTCTCGCCCAGCGGCCTTTGGCTGATATCCTCATCCATGTTCAGGCAGTCAAAAGCCACATAATAGGGCTCGAAAGCCGGATCTCCAGAGAGCATCTCCAAGAGCTGGGTGCGTGGAATGATCCGGCCATGGTGATCGACGGCCAGCATCTCACCATCTAGAACAAGGCTCTTGTAGCCGCTCTCTTTTACTGCCTTAACGATGCTCGGCAAATGCTGTGCTCTGTCCTCTCCCGAATCCTCGAACCAGATTGAGACCTCGCCGTCCTTCAAGGAGATGATGCACCTGAAGCCGTCGAACTTGATCTCTCCGGCGAGCTTTGCGCCCTCCTCGATCTTCTTCTTGCACCAGGGCCACAGCTCCTTAGTGCTGAAATATTCCGTCACTCCGGCCATGAGCGGCTTTTCTGGCGGGAAATGCTCGCCTGGCTCAAGAGCCTTGACAATCTGCTTTTCCAGAGACTCGCGCCGCAGGATCAGCGAATAGAGAGGTACATGATCCGAGTGTGGCCCCTGTGGGTTATTGATCCAGTGCAGTTTTTGGGCTTTGTCGGGATCGAGCACCTTCCTGAGCGGTAGTAGAACGTTTTCCTCCTGCACCAGGAAATTCTCGCCTACATCGTCACGCCTTGCACGGATCAGTATATCTACGTCCCTCGGCATCTCCTTAGAAACTGCAGAGCCGACAAGACAGGCAAAATCTTTGACCAGGACGACCTCTGAAGGGAGAGAATCGAGGGCCTGGGCCACGGAAAAGGCCATTCCCTTGTGACGCTGCAGAGAGGCCACGGCCTGAGCCAGAGGCTTGCTCGAATCTATCTCCCAGCCTCGGCGCTTGTACTCCTCTGCTACAAAGACGGCAGCGTTCACAATGTTCTCGACTGCTCGGCCCTTTGCCTGAGCTGTACCGAACCACTGAGAGAGGCGCAGCCAAGCCAGGTGCACTTCTTCCTCCGGGGCGGCCTGGAGTCTTGGAGGTGTCATATCGGCCAGCTTCATGCTGGCACCTCTCCTTCGTCTTGAGACGGATGTCGCGTCTCTGTGCGTTCATCCTCTTCTCTGTCCTCGTCTGCATTCTCTTGAGATTGCGTTTGCATTACGGGCCGCAGCGGCAAATCTGCCTGTGCTCGCAGGTGGTTTTCGAGTTCAACATCGGCTCTGAGGAACTCCGCTTTGTATCCGAGCTTCTGTAAGTAGGTGGCCAGCTGCTCCAGATTGGGCGTCTCAACCTTGCCATGCGTGAAATAGGGCGGCTTTTCCAGGTCCTCGAACAGATCCGGATTGAAAGCTATAAGATCAGGCACGACAGAGGCGTTCATCTCCTCGACCAGGATATCCAGGAGCGCACTGATCCCCTGGCCGAAGATCCTTGATTTTGTCTCGGCCAAATTGTAAGATCCGGTCTTACCCTGACCAAGTAGCAGGAAATCAGTTAACATGCTTACGGCCATCGCAATCTTGTATCTATTGATGACCTGATTCGTGCCCGGAACCTCACCGCTTGCAGAACCCAGCTTCCGCTCATACTTGGGATCGCCGTTTTCGTACCGCTCTGAGGAGAGCAGTATGCCCTCGTTCTCGTCTCTTCGGATGCCGGTAATGAGCTGCATGAAATCTTCATGTGCGGCTAATGCCACCTCGTCGTCCTCATCTGGGTCTGCAATCTCCTTTGGAACGTACAGAACAGGATAGCCCGCAATCATCCGCTCTATCCCAATGGCCTCAATGTCTTCGAGATTCGAGACGATATACCAAGCGCGGTAAGTTCCACGCAGTCCGGACTTGCCTTCCGGATTGGCCTTGGCAGATGTCATCCTGAGGTGCAGGCATTTGTCTATCGGTATTCGTCTCTCCCGGAAATCCGGCGGCGGGAGCTGGATCATTGCTAAAAGGTCATCGCTTCCTTCTCGATACTCCCAATCTTGCAGGGTCTCTTGGGCTCTCGGGGCCAGCTTTCGCAAGCGCACCCGGCCATCGTTGAACTGAGACTTAAAACGCCGATCCTTCTGGTTCCAGCCTCGGCAAATCTTGTAAACCTTCTCCATCACGCACCAACCGAAGGTATACACGGTTAGAGCCTCGGAGAGGGTAGCAGGCCAAGAGACTTCCATATCGTAGAGATTGGATTCCAGAAATTCCGCAGCCTTGATATCTGCAGGACTCTTGCCGCCAGGAGTAACATGCCAAGGCACCTGTTTTGCTATCATCTCGATGGCAAACAGGCCGCCAGAAATGATGGCATCATTCGTGCTCATGCGCTTGTAGATATCAGCGCCCTTGCTGCCCTGCAGATCTGGCAGCCATTCCTCAGAGATCCAGCCACCAAACCGATTCAGGCCTGTCCGGCCTAGCTCAGAGAAGCCGCTGTTCGGCCCCTGAGAAGATTTGCTTTTCTTTGCGTGTTTCACCTACTCCTCCGCCATTTGGACTGTCTTTTTGCAACACCCGGCCTTGAGATCGAGACCGGAGGCGAAAAACGATTCAAGAGCTCCACGGCTCCGCAAACTGCATCCACAACGTCATCATGCCGGAAGCCTGGAAAATTCACAAACTCGGTGATCATATACTCAGACCAGGAAGCACCGGCTGCATAGTACAGATTGCCGTTTGAGCCCTTGGACGAAACCAAAAGCGCCCGGATAGTTTAGTCGCTGGACATGGCCACGCCATGAAAGGCCACGCCTTTCAGACGGGAATCTCTCACCAGTGCCTGAAAAGAGGATAGCTGAAAGCCATTGGTCTCGACTCCAACCAGCTTGACCTTCTGAGACCGGATCTCGTCTACGATGTGCTCATAGGCATCAGGCCACTCCCAGCGCCCGCGCAGGATATCGAGGATGTAGACGTGCAGGGCTTTGTCCATGCCAACCGTCGCCATGACGGTGTAGTCGGCTCTGGTCTTGGTCGATGTGGCCAGATCGCAAAAGCTGCCAATTCGCAGGCTCTTTCTGGAGACCGTGAGCGGTCTAGCTTCGGACTCATCTAGTATCTCAGGCATAAAATTTCCAAGAATTCAGGCCAGGACCTCGATAGGCCTGAAGAACTCGCGCCTGAATAGGCTACCTGCCTTCACTATCGGACTCTGCTGATACTCGCTCTCCCAGTCATAAATCGAAGTCTCGCCCTTGATCGCATAAAGAAGCTCAAGCGGGTATTTCTCCGGCCACAGCGCCTCTCCTGGCTTTCGACCCAAAGGATCGTTCTCAAGGGCAATTGCAGGGAGTTTCCACTGCACCCATGGCGGGACATACTGAGCCAAATCAGCATCTACCTTGCGTGCCAGGAGACGGCCTGCGAGATAGTCGGTATGCCATCGGGTCATCATGACGATGACGACGGAATAGGGAGCCCATGGGAGAGGGTTCAGCCTAGTCCTTGCCGTTCCAGTCCACCAGTCCCAGATCCTATTTCTGTAGGTGAGTGATTCAGCCTCCTCGCGGCTTTTGATCGGATCGTCAATGATGAGCACATGAGAAGGCTTGCCGGTCACGGAGCCAGAGACGCCGGAGCTGGACATGCCCCCGCCCTCAGTCGTGAGCCACCTGTTCGCGGCCCCTGAATCCTCAGAGATCCTTACTCGAAGCTGATCCTGGTTTTCTAGAATTGTATTTCGGACCTTCTTTCCCCAGGTGGCAGCGTAATCGTCCTGATAAGAACCGAGAATTATCCTGATCCAGGGGAACAGATCAAGCAGCCAGACGGGGAACCAATGAGAAACAAGCTCACTCTTGCCCGTCTGTGGAGGCATCGAGATTATGAGTCTCGGATACTTCCCGGCCACCGCCAGGGACAAGATTATGGAGAGTTCCGCCAGGTGGCGGTATGATCTCCACTTGCCGTAGGAAAGATGCTCCGCGAGCGTTGCGGGCGTGGCTCTCCAGGCGTTCTGCAAGAGCTGCCGCGGATCGGATGGCATCGGCATCAGCGGCTATTATTGCGGCTTCAAAGAAGCGATATTCTTCATGGGTGTGGGTCTCCTTGAGATCGATAGCTTGGATAGGTTTGCCGAGGCCACGGTCGAGGATTTCCTTTGCGAAGGCGAGAATGATTTCGGGCCGGTCGATGGGCAGGTCGCGGAAGATGTTCATGAGGGTCTCTGCAACATAAGGCGCGAAGTCCGCCAACAATTTTTTGGCCTTCCTGGCGGAACTGGAGTAACTAGCGCCAATTTGATTTCCAGGAAGAAATCTCCCGGAAGAGTCCCGCTGATCGGAGAGCGGGCCGGGGATCTGCTGGCCTTGATGCTGCTGGTTTTTTGATTGCCCATTGAATTGGCCGCTCTTCTCCTGAGTAAGCCAGTTCTGAGCCGCATCTTCTGACCGTTTTTCCATCTGCTCGCTGACCTGATTGGGCCAGATTGGTAGGCCATCCGGCAGACGGCCAGCAGCAATGTACCGCTGGAGATTGGATCGAGATATTCCAGCCTCTTTAGCTGCCTGCCTCTCAGACCTGCTGCCTTCGGTCATGAGGAGTATAGCCTTCTGGACCTTCTTTCTGGTCTCGCTGTAATCCTTCATCTTTGCCGTTGCGTGCTCCCCCGAACTTCATATCCCCAGGAATCCCTTGGGCATTAATTATGGCGTTACGTCTTCTGGAATCGGCCCGTGCCCCATCTCTGTGAACCAGATAATGGGATCCACTTCTCGGCCTTCGTTCTTGGACCAGGCTTTGAACGCCTGCCTGGTGAGCCATTTGTTTGTAGTTGTACAGTATTCCCTTTCCTGGCCCACAAGTTTGCGTGAGCCAGTGGGGATGACCCTATGAGCCAGATCCTGCTTGATGCATTCGCAGGCCTGCGTTGCTGAGTTCTGGCAACAGCCGAAATCTGTTTCAGACACTTTTATCTGCCTCCATCTGCTGCATTAATCCCTTCGCCAGAACAAGAGGCCAATTGACAGGCACTCTCCGAATCTGGCGCGGATAAGGATACGTTGGCGAGCTGTCGGCCTTTATTTGCCGCCTATTGCTCGCCTTTTCTACTGCTTCTCTGGGGTTCAATTGGACCTCGGATCGTGGAGTTCACTGTAGCAGTCGCCACTCTAACAGAACTGTTCAAACTGAACGGTCCACAGTGGAAGATTGAGTAGACCTCTTCCATCCTGCTTCTGTTCAGGTTATCCACAAAAGCGGACTCTAGAACTGTGCCGTTACCCTGAGCTGAGAAGAACGTGAATCTCTCATCTCCTCCGAACTCGAGGACAGTCTGAGTTATCCTGGCCGTGGCATTGATCTCGCTGGCGTCCCGTATCTGTAGTTGATGATCTCTTGTGCCCACAGAGTAGGTGCTCTCACCACCTTGGGCTTTGAAGCCTGAGAAGCTGTTACTCTTGGCAAAGACGTGGCCGTAGACGAGATTAGCGTCTCTGGTGGTAGCTCGATCTTTAACGCCGTAGAGATCGGAGCGGGCCTGAAACTCTCCTGTCCCTGAGAAATCTTCTCTTAGCTCTATCTCTGCAGTTGCTATGAATCCCAGGCCCAAGGCCAGGAGCGCCAGGACTACGAGCAGTAATTTTTTTGACATTTCTCCTTCCTGAGTGCCGCGAGTCGGCCCTAACGGGCCTCCCGCGCTAACAAAGAGGGGCGTCCCTCGAGGCCGGGACCGGCCCCCTAACCCCGCGTCCGCGGGGGACACTCCACGGAAAAGCCTCTCCACTACGCCAGGGTATGTTTCAGGATACCCCAAATCATATCTTCGAGGGTCCTTGAAGCCCCGTAGTCCTGGACCAGCTGCAGGACCTTCAAAATCTCCGCAGGGCTCACCTTATCGTCATCCAGTACCTCATTCAGGGCACCGGCCCCCACTGCCACGGATACCAGGCAGGCCTTGAAATCCTGATATGCCGCGGGGTTTGCAGTCTTTATTGCGATTATTCCATTGCTGAGCATCTGAGCTCCTAGGTTCGAGAAGAATCCAGGGCTCACAATTTCGCCATCAGTATCTGCCATATTTGCTCTCCCTCCCTCGTGAAGTTCTATGACATTTTTAGAGCAGAAGTTTTTGATGTAATAGAACAAATCTCGAAGGAGCTTTCCGGGCCGAGGTCCTGAACCAGGAAGGGAGTGAGGTGTCCGAAGGTTTAAAGAAGGGAGTTTCCAAGGCCTCGACTATCCGGCGCTCGCTGTGATCCTACAGGATCGCATACGTCAAGTTTTTGCAGCGCTTTTTACCAAAAAGCGCCTGCGAAGCAAAGGAGGCCCCAGCCAGGAGAACGGCCAAAAACTCCTGCTAGGGTATGAGACTGAGTTTATAAAGCGAATGTGACTTTAGCTAAACACCTCCTGTCAACTCGAATATTCCAATGACTATAGGAATGGAAGAGCCTTTTACCACAACCCCTTCCTTTACGGGTTTGAAACGATATTTATAAAATTAAGTGATGAATCAAAGCGCCATCGGCTGATCACTTTCAGAAACCGCAAGCGGACTGCCCAAAGACTGTTTCTCAAATTCGCGCCAGTGGGCCATGAAATCCTCGAAATAGACACCTCGGCCCCAGATGGTACGGAGCACTCTTTCACCACGAGAATTTAGCACTATGCTTCTTCCTCTCCGACTAAGAATGCCATCGCCAAAGAGGCTCGTAGCAATGCGCTGATCCGGCAGGCCCAGGGCCTCATAGTCAAGGCCCCCATCTTTGTGCAGCTTTTCTAGGGTGCTGGGATTTACGCCAGCTTCGAGAAGAGCTCTAATAATCCTCTTGGCCCTGGCCCTCATCATGCCCTGCTGCAAGCTTCTTGGCTGCCTCCCAATCCTCGACGGTCGGCGCCCGTGGGAGAGCGACGACCTCTCCCAGCTCCTCGCCGCCCATTAGCCGCCTGTAGACTTCGAACAGCTCTGGATTCCTGGCTGCCATGGTGTAAAGTTCAGAATCAATCTGTGCTATGTCTCTGTCCATGTACTCCTCCTTGCAAGTCCGGCACGCTGGCCGGTCCCTTGTTATCTTGAATCCGCCAAATACCTTTGGCATACATGCGGTATTTCTTATACAGCTTTGCCCTTTCATGCCCTGAACGGCGCGGGTCAGCTAATCTCTTCTCCAGCCCCAGGTTGCACTTTGTGCAGAACGGTTCCTCGTTTTCATCGTACTGCATCTGCCCGCCACATTTACATCGCTGCTGCAAGAGCCGCCCAGCC